GAAGGAACTGCTGGACTCGACGCCAGAGTACCTGCGCGATGCCCGCTCGCGGGGTGAGCCAACGATGGGATCGGGGGTGATTTACCCGATCCCGATATCGGACATCGAGGTCAGGCCGTTCGCCATCCCGTTTGGTTGGAAGAAGGCCTATGCGCTCGACGTCGGCTGGAACCGCACCGCCTGCCTGTGGGGCGCTCAGAACCCGGTCGACGGCATCATCTACCTCTACAGCGAACACTACAAAGGGCAGCAATTGCCGGTCGTCCACGCCACCGCGCTGAAGCAGCGGGGCGAGTGGATCAGGGGCTGCATCGATCCGGCGGCGAAGGGATCGAGCCAGAAGGACGGCAAGCAACTGAAGGCCGAATACCAGTCGCTCGGCCTGATCCTGATCGACGCCAACAACGAACTGGAGTCCGGGCTGATCGCCGTCTGGCAGGCGCTGGCGCTCGGCCAGCTTAAGATTTTCTCCACCCTCCAGTCCTTCAAGGCTGAGTACCGCGTCTACCAGCGGGACGAGAAGGGCAAGATCAAGGACGGTCAGGACGACCACCTGATGGACTGCATGCGCTACCTCTGGCGCACATGGAACAAGGTCGCAACGCTTGAACCTCTGAAGGCGGACAGGGGTGGATCAGGCATGAAAACCGCTGACTCAAGGGCAGGATATTAGCTATGGCCGACATGATGGTGATGAATCCCCCGGCGCAGAACACCCTGCTGACCGACGACGTAACCCCCCGGATGCGGCCACCATCCAAGGAAAAACTGAAGGAAATTGTTGGGCGGCTGGAGGCTGAAGTCACTGCCCGGATCGGCAAGCGGGTCAGTCTGGAGGACCGCTGGATCGCCGACCTTGAGCAGTATCATGGCCGCTACGATCCCGGCACCGCCAAAGACCTTGCCGACGAGGAGCGGTGCAGCCTGTTCATCAACGCCACCCGTCCGAAGACCGACGCTCTGGGGGCGCGGCTGAAAGACCTGTTGTTCCCGACCGATGAGAAAAACTGGGGCATCAGCCCGACGCCGGTCCCACGCCTCTCTGACGAGGCATCCGCCGCCGCAGCCGCTGCGCAGGAGAAGGCCCAGCAGGCTCAACAGGCTGCCGCGGCTCCCGTACAGGCGCAGGAGCAGGCTCAAGAGGCCGGGGGCCAAGTGCCGCCAGAACAGATGGCTGGCATGCAGCAGCAGGCACAGGTGGCAGCGCAGGAGGCTGACGCCGCCAAGGAATATGCCCGCACCCTGAACGCCCAACTGGAGGAGGGCCGCAAGCGCTCCGACCTGATGGAGAAGGAAATCGATGATCAGTTGAAGGAGTGCCTTTACCAGTCGGTCAAGCGCGACCAGATCGACGTGGCCGTCAAGCTGGGCACCGGGGTGACCAAGGGGCCGGTGACCGGCGACAGGGTGCGCCGCGGCTGGAGGCCGGACGAGCAGGGCGAACACCGGCTGGAAATCTCGACCGGCGACCGGCCAGCCTACAGAAGTGTGGACATCTGGGGCTTCTTCCCGGACATGGACGCCGTCAGGATGGAGGACGGCAACGGCACGTTCGAGCGGCACCTGATGAACCGCCGCATGCTGCGCCAGCTTCAGCACCTCGACGGCTTCGACAAGGACGCCATCCGCCGCCTGCTGATGCTGTCGCCGTCGACCTCGGCACCGTCCTATCTGGCCCAGTTGCGCAACATCCGCGCCGCCACCCAGCAGGTGACCGGCGACCTCTATCACATCTTCGAATACTACGGCCCGCTCGAACCGCAGGACATGCAGGACATCGCCCTGCACATGCTGACCAGTCAGGACGAGACGGTGTCCGGGATCGCCCGCGAGGGGCTGCGGCAGGTCGAGGAGATTGACCCGCTCAAGTCGGTCAACGCCTGCATCTGGTTCTGTCAGGGCGAGATTCTGAAGTTCGCGCTGTACCCCTACGATTCGGGCGAGACGATCTACTCGGTGTTCACCCTGATCAAGGACGAGGCATCGATCTTTGGCTACGGCATGCCTGCCATCCTGCGCGATCCGCAGGCGGCGCTGAACGGTGCGTTCCGGGCGATGATGGACAATGCCGGGGTGAGTTCCGGCCCGCAGATCGTCATCGACATCCAGAACGTCGAGCCGGTCGACGGCAGCTACGTCCTGAAGGCGCGCAAGGTCTGGACCGCAAAGAACGGAATCCAGAAGGAGAATCCGCCGTTCCAGTTGTTCCATATCGAGACGCGGCAGGTCGAACTGGCCAACATCATCATGCTGTGCGAGCGCTTCATCGACAACATGAGCGCCGTGCCGCAGGTCATTCAGGGGCAGGCTGGCGAGGTCGGCACCCAGAACGCGCAGAACACGGCGACCGGCATGGCGCTGCTGCACAACTCGGCCAACACCGTCTTCCGGGCCATCGTCAAAAACTTCGATGACGACGTCACCACGCCGGACATCCGGCGCGCCTACGACTGGAACATGCAGTTCAGCGAGAAGGAGGAAATCAAGGGCGACTACGAGATTGATGCGAGGGGTTCCAGCGTCCTGCTGATGCGCGAATTGCAGGCGCAGAACCTGATGGTGGTGGCGCTCCAGCTTGGCGGGCATCCGATCTACGGGCCGATGCTGCGCAATCGCGAACTGCTGAAGAAAATCTTCTCCGCCTACATGATCCCGTCCGAAGAGGTGATGCTGACCGACGACGAGATTGACGCGATTCTGGCTGCCGCTGCCGCCAACAGTGCGGAGGCGCAGGCCGCTGCCGCTGCTGCGGAGCAGGCCAAGCAGATGATGGAACTGGAGAACAAGAAGATGGAACTGCAAGTCGCGTTGGCCAATCAGGGCAATGCGTCGAAGGAGAAGATCGCCAAGATGAACTACGACGCGCAGATGAACATGACTGCCGCCAAGCTGAATATGTCCGTGCAGCAGCTTGAGGCGATGCTGGCTGGCAAGGAACTCGACATGCAGTCGAAGGAACGCATCTTCGCCAGCGAGGTGGCGATTGAGCAGAAGAACGCCGAAGAGGCGCGGGCCAGAGGCGAGACACCCGGCGGATCGGGTGGCTATGTGACCGGCGGCTCCAAACCCCAGAAAAAGAAGACAGGATCACCAGCATGATCGACGCTTACACCGACACTTGGCGCGGCGTGGCCGCGGAAGCCAACAAGGTCATCGACGCCTGTCGCGACAGGCTTGAGGCCAACGACCAGCACTACGGCGAGAGTCAGTTCCTGCGCGGCAAGATCGCCGCGCTGCGGGAATTGCTGGCGCTGGTCAAACCCGTGGTGATCAGCACCACCACGACCAAACCTGAAAACCTACGTCCGCGCGACCGCAGCGGCATTTGACTGGGAGAACGATGATGGCAGACGACAAAGAACTGAGCGAAGAGGAATTGTGGGCGCAATTCGAGGCCGAAGAGAAGGCCTCTGAAAAGGCCAAGGAAGGCACCGATCCGGCGGTTGCCTCTGATACGTTTGCGGAAAATACCGAAAGTGGTAATGATGCCCCGGTTGATGCCGCTGCCGCCCCCGTTGCCGCAGCCGCTAAACCGGAAGAAGCCCCTGACATCTGGGCCAACGCGCCGCCGGACCTGAAGGCCGCGCACGACCAGCAGGTGAAGGCGCTTGAGACTGCGCAGACGGAGCATGCCCGCCGCTCGATAGAAGGGCGGATTGCCTCCTACCAGCGCAGACTGAAGGAGCGAGCCGAAGCCGCTGGCAAGCCAGCCGCCGAGACACCGCCCGAAGAGGAGGCCGATCCGTTCGCGGAGGTGGTCGCCGAATATCCCGAGATCGGAGTGCCCATCCAGAAGGATCGCGCACGGGTCGCGGAAAAGCTTTCAAAGTTCGAGGCTATCGAGAAAAGCCGCCAAGAGGCCGCCGATCTTCAGATGGACACGGACTTAATGGCCAACGAACGGCTGCTTGAAGAGAAGCATCCGGGTTGGGATAAGTACCTGCACGATCATGGTCCCGCTTTCGGCGCATGGATAGTCGATCAGCCGCTCTCACTTCGTCAGGCCTTTATCACCAATCAGGAAGCGATCATCGATCCCTACTCTGCGATTGATACGATCAGCGCTTTCAAGTCCTTCGTTGAAGCCAACACGCAACCGCCACAGCCGGGGGCAACCCCTCCTGCGGCACCACAACAAAGGCTCAATCCACGGCGCGCGGCTCAACTCGCTGGATCAGCATCCCCGCACACAGCAGGCTCACGGCCTACGGTGAGCGGCATACCGCAAGATGGTGATGAACAGGCAATATGGAACGCTTTCAGAGACATAGACCCTGACGAGAAAAAGTATCGTAGCGCATGAGGGGTTGAGCGGTTTCTAAAGGACCGCTCACATGCCCATTACCCAGTATGCGGACGGCGGCATATCACCCCGCACAAACGTCTATGCCGAAAGGCAAATGCTTAAACATGCCAAGCCCGTCATGGTCTTGGAACGCTTGGGCCTCACCAAGCCGATGCCGAAGAACAAGGGCGATACGATCAAGTTCCGTCGTCCGAGAATCTTCACCGCAGCCACTACGCCCCTGCTCGAAGGGGTCACCCCGACCGAAACGCAGTTCTCCTATGAGGACGTAAGCACCACGCTTCGCCAGTACGGCCAAGTCGTCGTGGTTACCGACAAGATCGAAGACCTGCATGAAGACCCCGTCATCAACGACGCCAGCGTGCAGGCTGGTGAAAATATTGGCAGGACCATCGAGGCCCTGAACTATGGTGTGATCAGGGCCGGAACGTCGGTCTACTACGCCAACGGCACGGTACGCACCGACGTCAACACACCGATTTCGCTGTCCAAGCAGCGGGCGGTCCTGCGCAGCCTGAAAGCCCTCAAAGCCCAGAAGATCACCCGCTCATTGTCGCCCTCCAGCGACTACGGCACGCGGGCGGTTGAAGCGGCTTATGTGGCGGTCGCCCACACCGACGTTGAATCCGACATCCGCAACATGCCGGGGTTCAAGGTGGTTGCCGAGTACGGCACCCGCTCGCCGATCTCCGACTATGAAATCGGTTCGGTCGAAGACGTCCGCTACCTGCTGTCGCCTGACCTCAATCCGTTCCTCGATGCCGGTGGCGCGAAGGGAACGATGGTATCCACCGGCGGAACTAGCGCTGATGTATATCCGATTGTTTACTTCGGTCAGGACGCTTGGGCAACTATTGCCCTAAGAGGACAGGGCGCTGTTTCTCCAAGTATTATTCCTGTTGGTCAAAAAACCAAGGACGATCCACTTGGGCAGCGCGGTTACATCGGCTGGAAAACTTATCACGCCGCAGTAATACTTAATCAAGCTTGGATGGCACGGCTGGAAGTGGCTGTGTCGGCGCTCTAATCGCGCCCCTGAATCACGGGGGCCGGACGGTTTGGTCCGGCTTCTACCTCACTCAAGCGAAGGAAATTCGCTATGAAACCCGCAATTAAAACTGGTGCAGTCATCGGCACAGGTGGTGCCATCAACATCGAACTGGGCTGGGTTCCGACCTACGTTCAGGTCTTCCAGAGCGACGGTCTGCTCGTCACCTCTGCCTTCCTCACTTGGTATCTGCCGTTCACCAGCGGCGGCACGGTGCAGGTTCTGGCAGGCCACTCGATCCGCGGCGTCACCTCGCGCGCCGTGGCCAACGTCAGGGAAGTCTTCATCACAGCGGCTGGCAACTGGGCGGCAGGCACCGCAGCAGGCTGGCTGTCGCTGGAGGAAGGCTCACTGGTCGGCAGCTTCAGTGCCTCCGAAGACATCGTCGTCACCAACCTTGCCAGTGGCGGTGTCACCGTCGCAGCCGGTGGCGATGCGACGGCAGGCGCAACCACACCGGCCAACCTCGTCCACAACGTGGCGTTTGCCGCAGCCGCCGCGCCGATCTTGGCCGGTAACGCTGCGATCAGCCGCTACGAGGGCACCGCCGCCAACTACTCCAAGGGCTTCACCATCGGCTCAACCCTGTCGGCAACCGGCCAGTTGATCCGTTTCGCAGCCTTCCGCGAAAACACCTGAGAGGAACGGCAATGCCCTACGCTTCACAGCTAGATACCGCCGCAGCACGGGCAGCCATTGCTCGCGGCGACAATCAGGAACTGACCCGATACCTGCGCGAGGGCGGCAACAACCCCGTGCAGAACATCACCTCGGCGACCGCCAACCTGCAATTCGGCACCAACCTGTTCAACCGGGGCGCGGGCATCGCTGCTGTGCTGCCAATCTCCACCGGCAGTCAGGGGGTGGTGATGGTGATCGTCCAGACCCTCGTTGCTGGCAGCACCACCATCAGGACGGCGGTCGCTGCCGACGAAATCC